AAATGGCTCCATAGTGGACGTGGAGGTACCCCTTGTGACAGAAGCTGACGAACTTGTGCGATTGGATTAACCATTTCAACTGATTCTTAGGAGAATCTCATGCCTTGCTATCTTGCCAATCTGACCAATGCCGATGTCACCATCGACGGCACGGTCGTCGCTGCCTTCAAAGCTTCGGTTTACCACCCCGGCCTGATCACTGACACCAATGTGGCTGCTGCCATCCTCGCTCGCACTATTACCGGTGTGAATGTCGATGATGCCGCCAAGGAAGTCTCCGATAAGAAGAAGGTGTACAAGTACACCCCACTGACCGGCGTGACTCAGGCCATCCCCAATGACGCCGAAGAAGTTTACATTGTGCCGGCCGGCACAATTGCGGCGCTCACTCTGACCATGCCTCCGGCGCCCTATGATGGTCAAGAACTGCGCATTGCCACTACTCAGATTGTGACCGCGCTCACCCACACGGCTCCAGTCGGCACTCTCCGGGGCGCACTGACTGCCGGCACCGCCAATGGCTTCAGCAAGTGGAAGTGGAACGCCGCAGACACAACCTGGTATCGCATCGGTTGATGATCGCGGGCTCTTCGGAGCCCGCAATTTCAGGAGAACTGCATGCGAATGGTTACGGTTATCCGCAGCTATGTTGGGCGTAAGTTGGAGTTTGGTCCAATTACTATTGCGCCATGGAAATTCGTAGAAGTCAACTATGCTGACTATCAGGCACTGCCTCAGGATGTACAGCAGAGCCTGAATCGGGCCAAATTGACTCGCGATATATCCATTCAACTGGTTGCGGACGGTAATCCAGTCGACGAAATGAATGAGTCCACAGTGGTGCGAGTGTGGAGAGAGTCGGTGGGAGGCTAATATTGGAGGCCATATGGCTGAAGATTCGAAGCCTGGATCATTCAATCCTTTGTCCAAACAACCTTACCATAGGCGTATGGCAGAGCAAAAACTTCAATCAATTGCAGATTCAGCTCTGCTGAAAGTGCTGCAGTACATAATGACAGCGGTGTTTATTCCAATGTCATTGTGGGCACTGAACGCGGTGCTTGGGCGTCTGCAAGCGGTCGAAGACGCTGTGAATAAGAATAATTTAGCCTCAGCTACAATCGAGCTTAGGCTTCAAAGTCTGGAGCGTTCGCAGCACGAACGTGATACGACAATCAGACTGCTGACCGAAAAGACACTAGGTAATGAGTACGAAATCCGTGCTCTCAAAACTCCGCAGGGGAAATGATCATGGCCGTCCGAGTTCAAAGTCTTGTCAATTACGCTGTAACTCTTACGAATCCAGCGTATACGTTTAAACCCTTCGAAACTAAGATTTTCCCAGATATTTCCATTATCACATCTAATCTGGCCGCTGAGGATGCCGCAGCAACGCTAACCGCGGAGGTCCTGCCCAATATAGATGAGTATGACAGTAGCGGCTATGCCAAGGTCTCCAAAAGGGCTCGCAAATTGCAGATGCAGTTGAATCCGGCCGTAATTCTGGATTCTTTGCTATTGATACAGGGTCCGCTACACCTGCTCGCACTTCCGACGGTGTTCATATGATCACTAAAACCCATCGAAAGATTGCTCAATCAGGAGCAGTCCAGGTCGGTATCTTTAAAGGATGAGATCATGAAATACAGCTCTTCCATTGCAGCCGTACTCCTTATCATGACCCTGACAGGTTGTAGTAGTATGGAGAAGACCTTCGAAAACCGTGTTGCATGCACAGCTGACGGTAAGCAATTGCTGGTAGCATCGCTGTATGGTCCAATCGGGGTTGCTTCCAAAATTTCACCGGACGATGCCGCAGTCATTTGTGGCAAGAAGGAATAATCATGGCTGTCCAAGTCGTCAGTTTGGTTAACTATGCCATTACACTGCTCAATCCTGCGTATACGCTGAAGCCATTCGAGAATAAGATTTTTACAGATCTTTCGACGATAACTTCGGATCTTGCTACGCATGATTCGATGAAGCGGCTTCAGGCTGAAGTAATCACGCCGATCGATTTGGATGACGGCGGAGGTCAAGCGATTGTGACGGCCAAAAGCGCCATTGAAGCCGACGCTCTAGTGTCAAGGGCCGGGATTTCGCTCAAGACGCTAGCGGAAATGCTTGCGTGGGCTCCGGCCGATGGCACGAGCTGCTACGTCACCGACCTTTACTCTGGCGTGCGCGGACTCTTCGCGTACCACCAGGCCAGCGGCAAGTGGCGCCCGACAGCCATGGTGCTTGTTGACCGAAGCCTGACGCTTGACAGCGGCGTCAACTCGACGGCAGAGCAGTACATCAAAAGCCTGAGCATCCCTGCCGGTCTGCTGTTCACCGGCTGCGAAATTCTTTTTGAATACACGCTTGCGCGCTCAAACACGACCGATGCCGGAACAACAGCCAGCTTCCGCATCGGGAACCTTGGGACGATTTCGGACGCGGCCCGGGGAAACGGTAGTGGATGCGCATCCCTGACATCCACTGTCCGAACCTATGGCAACTCGTATCGCCTTAGAGTCGTGGGTGCAACACAAGTCGAAAAGGTGGGGGCACCAACGACGTCAGGGGCCGGGTTCGCTGCCGGTGGGACGTCACTTGCCGTTGGGGCGTGGGACGTCGGCGACACCACACAGCGCCTCTACTTCGCGCCGACTGTGCAACTCGCTGCAGCCACCGGCTCAACGCTGCCGCAAATCGGTTACTGCGCCCTCTGGCTGCTGCCAAGCTGAGGTAGGCGATGCAGTATCCCGTAGGCAATGAAGCGTTCATGACGCCCCGCGTTGTGACGCCGCAGATGTACAACATCTACGCCGGCCGCACCGATGGCGTCAACGACGACAGTGACGCCATCATCTGGGCCATCACACAGGCCCTGGCGATGGGCAATGGTGGGGTTTACCTGGGCTCTGGTGTGTATCGGATCACCAAGCCCTTGGGCGGGCTGATCACGCGAGCCCTGGCGATCTGGGGTGATGGAATATCAAATTGCTGGATCGTCGTTGACCCGGCAATGTCCGGTGATGTCCTGGCCTTCAGCAACACTTGGTACGGCACAGATGTCGTCACCATGCCGGATGGTTCCACTTCGACTGGTCACCCAGTCACTGCCGTGACATGGCCCAACAACACGGCTCGCAAGTCTGGCGTGACGCTTCACGGCTTCTCCATCATCGGTGACCGGCGCACCTCGCAGACCCAGAACGGGATCATCTTCTACGACCGCAACGACACAGTGAAGATGTCGCACGTCGAGGTGCAGTGCATTAAGGGCATTGGGCTGTGCCTTTCTGGCATCCCGTCGAACCCAGCGAGCAACGCGGCCTCGGTGCTGCGCGAGTCAGAGATCAGCAGCGTGCAACTGCGCTGGTGCGGCGACATGGCCACAGCACGGCCGGCGTTGGTGCTCAACTCGACCGACAAGGGGTCGGCGTCCTATGACGACGCCTGCAACTACAACCGGCTTCGCGACATCAAGGTGATCTTCTGCGAAGGCACCGGCTTCCAAACGAACACTTACAACGTCAACTCAAACAACTCGTCGAACAACGAGATCGAGATCACGGTGGACTCGCCAGTGATGCCGCCCGTGGCATTCGCGCGTGCTGCAAACGGCGCAACCTCGATCACGAATGGAGTTATGACGGTGGCTGCGGGAGGACTGGCGGAAGGTCAGTTCGCGGCCGCCCAGTACATCTGCAATGCAGCCGTCCCGCCGGGCACATACATCTCCTCGGTGCTCTCGGAAGCTGGCGGCGGCGGACAGTATCAGCTCGCGCACCGAACGCTCGACCTGAGCGACTTCAGCAAGACATCTGGTGAACTTTTCGATGTCCGCTCGCAGGTGCCTCTGATCCAGATTGGTGGTGGTCACTTCGGTGATCGGTGGAGGATCACGATCAACGCTCGCAACGTGCTCAGTAGCGGGTGCTGCGGGATCGAGTTCAACCAGAACCCTTTGGACGTGAACGGCGCAAAGACAGGCACTTGCACGCTAGAGCTATCCAATGGACCCCTGCCCCTGGTGATGCTCTTCACTGTCATCTCATCGCTGCATGTCGATTGGACGCTCCGCAGCGTCATCGCCACTGATCCGCCTACCCCACAAACGGCGATTGCCGCACTGACCATCAATCAGTCGGTCACGGTCAATACCTACGGCGAGTACATCGCGAGCCGCTTATCCATCGGTGGGGGCGGCACCGCCTTGACTCGCTTGCACGTCTACCCAGGTGGCGAGCGAATTGTGGAGACCCTGCCGCCCGCGATCAAGTACCCAAACGCTCTACTTGTGCAGCGCAGTGATCACCACCAGTACGTGTCGGACGGCTCAAGCTGGACGCAGGTCACCTGATTTCCCATCCCCTGCCGGTGGGACCAGTCCACCCCTCCATCGTTAACATTTAATGACCGTCCATTTTAAACTCTATCCAAAGCAGAAGCGAGCCCTAACCTCGCCTGCTTTGGAAATCTTGTACGGCGGAGCTGCCGGCGCAGGTAAGAGTTATATGATGCGAGTACTTGCAATCGTACTCTGTATGGAAATTGCCAACATTAAGGTGTTTCTGTTCAGGCGGTTGTATAAGGAACTTTACATTAACCACGTCTTCTCTGCAGACGGCTTCCTGGTAATGCTGAAGCCGTTTATTGATGCAGGAGATGTTGTATTTAATAAGTCAGACGGTGTTCTGAATTTCTGGAACGGCGCTCAGATTTATTTGTGCCATTGCCAGCACGAAAACGACATCAACAGCTATCTGGGCGCTGAGATTCATCTTTTGCTCATTGATGAGGCTACGCAATTCACTGAGAAAATGATTCGATTCATTCGCACACGTGTGCGACTCGGTGGCCTTAATGTTCCTGATAAGTGGAAAAATCTATTGCCAAAAATCATATATGGCACTAATCCAGGTGGGGTCAGTCATAGCTATTTTAAGCGTGGCTTTGTATCTCATGGATCAGGTCATGTATTTAAGGCGCCCGTAAGTGATGGAGGCATGACCCGCGAATTCATCCCAGCCTTGTCTAAGGAGAACTCTATATTGATGCGTAATGATGCATCTTATAGTGAGCGAATTATGGGTCTGGGCGATGATCGCCTTGCCCAGGCCTACCTTGAAGGTAATTGGGATCTGGAAGAGGGTGCAGCCTTCAGTGATCTTTGGGATCCAAATGTGCACATTATCGAGCAAATCGAAATCCCGAGAACTTGGACTCTAGATAGAAGCCATGATTACGGCTATTCTGCCCCAGGAGCCACGCTCTGGTGCGCAGAAAGTGATGGTACACGTGCCATTATCAATAACCGATACGTAATCGTTCCAAGAAAGTCAATTATCATTCTGTCAGAGCAGTATCTTGCTGACAAGGAGGATAAGGGCCTGAGATTGCTGCCTTTTGAGATAGGTCAGCGTATTCATGATCATGAGCAAAATCTTGGCCTTAGACCTCGTACTCAGGCTGGCCCAGCTGATTCATCCATTTTCGATAAGGATCGAGGCATGACCTCGATTCATGATGAGTATGTAAAGCGTGGCGTTCGATTCACTAAGGCTGATAAACGACCCGGTAGTCGTGAGCGGGGTTTTGTATTAACCAGGCAGCGACTAAAGGCCGCTGTCACCCGTAATTTTGAGCAGCCATGGCTTTTGGTGCATAGGAACTGTGTTCATACCATAAGCCAACTACCCGAGTTGCCAATAGATCCGGAGAATCCTCAAGATGTCGATTCCAGTGCTAATGATCATATTTATGATGCATGGAAATACCGTGCATTGAAGAGCTCCCTTACAGCAGGCACTAGTGCTGTACACGGCACCTAAGGATTGGATATGGCAAAAGATCTCAAGAAATTCGCCCATCCGCAGTATTTGTACCATTGCGAAGACTATGCCAAGATTAGGGATTGCTTCAAAGGCGAGCGGGCTATTAAAGAAGCCGGTGAATTATATCTTCCTCGATTGAAGGGTCAATCTAACGAAGATTACGAAAATTATAAGCGTCGTGCGTTGTTTTTCCCTATTACGGGTAAGACCACAACCACAATGGTTGGCTTGGCTACTACCAAGCCTCCTAAGTGCACTTACCCGGACCTGATGAAGCCATACTTTACGGATACATCAGGCAAAAATCAGTTTACAGAGCTATATGTAACTGTTTTTACTGAGGTAACTCTAATGGGTCGATACGGTATCCTGATCGACGCGCCTCTATCAGGAAGTAAGGACCCGATATTTGCCCCGTACATTGCAGAAAATATTGTGCGATGGACGACGGATCCAGTCTCCGGTGAACCTATCGATATCATGTTTCGTGAGTATACTTACGAAGATGATCCGAATGAGAAATTTGCAACCAAGCTGATATGCCGGTACCGCCAATGTTTTCTTAATAATGGTGTGTACACAGTCCAGTTGTATGACGACGAGCTGTCACCTCAAGGTCCCGCCATTACGCCGTCATTTAGTGGTTCAGTAATAAATTACATTCCATATGTATCATTCGGGGCTTCTGGCATCCATATGGATCCAGACCGCCCTCCTATGCTGGATATATCCACCATCAATCTTTCGCACTATCTATCCAGTGCGGACTTGGAGTGGGGCCGACATATTACAGGGCTTCCAACCCCTGTGGTATCTGGTGTAGAATCTACCACTGCGCTATCCATCGGAGGTACCTCAGCATGGATTCTGCCTGACCCAAACTCTAAAGCCTATTACATGGAGTTCCTAGGTCAAGGTTTGCAATCACTAGAAAAAGCTATGACGGAGAAAGTGGGCCTCATGGCATCAGTATCCGCACGTCTGATAGATAATTCAACTCGTGGCTCCGAGGCTGCTGAAACAGTGCGCCTACGTTACATGAGCGAATCCGCAAGCCTGATTCACATAATTAATGCTGTTGAACAGGGGCTGACCCTACTGTATAATATGCTGGCCAAACTGATGAAGGCCGGCAGTGTAGTCGAGGTACTGTTCTCACGTGAAATCATTGGCCTTGGTATTACATTCAAGGACCTTAACATACTGTTTGATGCTTACTTTAAGGGCGGCATCAGCAAAGAAACTCTGGTGTTCAATCTTCGTCGTCTCGAAGCTCTTGACCCGCACCGAACGGACGCGGATGAATTGGCGGCTATCCGTGAACCTGATCCAGTCTTGGATCCAAACAAGCCGCCTGCTGCTAAACCCTCGCCTACTACGGCGTAATAGAAAGCCTTATCATGGGACTCAAGTATCAAGTTGACAAGCTGGAAGACGTGCCGGAAGCTTCACGTGGGCTATACGTTGCACGAGATGGTAAGTACTTCCTGGATGTTGACGGCGTTGTTCCTAAGGAGCGCGTCGACGAATTCCGCAATAACAATATCGAGTTGCAGCGACAAATCGATCGCTTTAAGGGTATTGACCCTGCCAAACACGCGGAGCTTCTGGCTATTCAGCAAGAAATTGAGGAGGGCAAACTTATCAAGGAAGGTAAGGTGGCTGAAGTGGTCGACCTACGGGTTAAGACTATGAAAGCCACCTATGACGGCCAATTGTCGGAACGTGACCAGAAGTTAGCCATTGCTAACCGGCAACTGGAAGTTCTACTGATTGATAATGTTGTGAAGACTGCCGCCATCAAGAATGGTGTGGTACCGTCCGCCGTAGAGGATGTTGTGCTTCGAGCTAAAACAGTCTATACTGTCGTGGACGGAGTGCCGACACCTAAGGGTCCAGATGGTCAGGTGATCTATGGTAAAGATGGCAAGACACCCATGTCCGTGGAAGAATGGTTGGTGAACCTTCGCACAGGCGCTGGCCACTTGTTCCAAGGCTCCACAGGCTCCGGTGCGGGCGGCGGTAGTAATTCTGGTGTCAAGGACTTCAGTAAATTGTCTCCGGTCGATAAAATCAATGCTGGTCTCGCGGCCCGTGACTCGACAATGGCCAATTTGCCAGGCGCTTGATCCAAAAACTCCTTGATCAAAGGAGTGTACAAATTAAAGCTGGCAAGTTATAATTTGTACTAATCTGAAGCCTCGGGGTCCTAGCGCTTCAGAATCTCTAAACCATTTCATACAGGCTGGTAGCCTGTATGAAATGCGTAGGACCCTCCGGTGGAGGGGTAGGTTAACGCAGAACGTTGACAATCTCAATTCCCACTGGAGTTTAATCATGGCATCTCTTTCCCTGGTCGAATCGGCCAAGATTCAACAGAACCCGCTGATCGCCGGCGTGATCGAATCGATCGTCACCGTCAATCAGATGTACAATTTCCTGCCGTTCGATCAGATCGTCGGCAATGCGTTGCTCTATACTCGTGAGAACGCAATTGGTGGCGTGGCCCCGATCGGCATCGGTGGTGGCTCCAATACCATCCCCGCCGGCGCTAAGACGCCCGCAACCTTCACCCCGGTCACGACCCCTCTTAAGGCGTTGATCGGTGACGCGATGGTTGACCACTTCATCGAAACTACGATGGGGACTCAGAACAGCCAATCCGGCGTTCAGATCGCATCCAAGGCCAAGGGTTTGGGCCGCGAATATCAGCGTCAATTGATTCTGGGCGATTCCAGCAGCGATTCTCTGGAATTCGACGGCCTTCAGAAGCTCGTGCCGGCCGCTCAAACTGTTGAGGCCGCTTCGGCCAATTACAGCCTGGATCTGCTGGACGAAGTCATCAGTAAGGTTACCGGCAAGGACGGTCATGTTGATTTCATCATGGCTCCTGATGTGGCTCTCCGCAAGCACGCAAGCGTCTTGCGAACCCTGGGCGGCGCGGGTATCGGTGAGGTCATCACGATGCCGAACGGTGATCAGATTCCGGTTTATCGCGGCATTCCGATGTTCCGCAATGATTGGATCCCGGTTGCTGGTACGTCCACCCAGACTACCGACATCTACCTCGGCTGCTTCGACGACGGTAGCCGCAAGGTTGGCATTGCAGGGCTGACCAGTGCCATTCAGTCCGGCATCTTTGTGTCTCACGTCGGTGAATCCGAAACGACCAACGACATCATCGATCGCCTGCGCTTCTATGCCTCTATGGCCATCTTCAGTGAGCTCGGTGTGGCCAAGCTGAACGATGTCAAGGTTAAGGGCTAATTAGGCCTGAATCATGGCACTCGTTGTAGACAACGATCCGTTCAGCATCTCCGCCAACTCTTATGTGAGTTTGGCGGAGATGCTTGATTACGTCACTACGCGAGTGCCTGATTCTACAGTCCTAACTGCATGGGCCGCCCTTACATCCGATCAGAAATCGATGTACCTGGTAAATGCTACGAGGTCAATCGATAATTCTTGTGATTGGCGAGGTCTTAAGTATTCCAGAGATCAGAAGCTTGATTGGCCACGATACGATGTGTGGGTTGACTCCTACATGCTGGACGTGACTATAGTGCCGCAAAGCGTTAAGGATGCCACCTGCGAAATGGCTATTTGGTCCATGACCAATAATGGACTGGTTGCTGTAGGTCAGAACGCTGCATTTGATTCCATTAAGGTCGGCCCAATCAATATTGATTTCAGTGAGCAAGTAGGTGGATCCGCAGAAAAATACTTTCCTGATATCGTAGCAATGCTGTTGCGCGATTTAGGCTCAATGTCAAACCCTCAATTGCCAGGTGCTAAGCAGTTGAAGGTCGCTCGTACTTATCGTGCTTAAGCAAGTTGTATTGCAAGCTGTTGCGGCTGCTAAATTAGCGGCTCAAGATCTTGCTGTACCTTGTGTATTAATTCAGAGGACTATGCCTGTGCATGTCCCTGGAACTACGCCATCATCAACAGAGACTGAATTTGATGTAATGATCGTTCATGATCAGTTTACATCAAAAGAGATTGATGGAGATCGTATCAGGGCCTCTGATCATAAGGTAATCATTTTTCCAGAATCGGGTCAGCCTATTCCGGATACTAATGACATAATTCGCGGCGATATTGATAAATTGGGCGTTAAGGATTACCGAGTCATTAGGAATGATCGAGTAATGGCCGGAAACACTGTTGCATTGTCACAGATTCAATTGCGACTATGATATCATTTTCTACCAAATCGTCTGGATGGCCTACGAAATCGGATCTAGACGATTTGGCGGAAGAGCATGTTAAAGAGGTAATGGGTGCGATATTCCGCACTGCAGTTAAATTATCTCCAGTACTGACAGGTGCATTCAGGGCTAGTTGGAGGGTGTCCTTCAACGAACCTAGAGAAGACGTAACTAAAGGTTACGTACCTGAGGCACCTATTCGGGGTGCGTACTTTCGCTGGCCTAAAGGTTTCAAACTCGGTTATACAGTTATCATTTCTAATAATCAGCCTTATGCTGAATTATTGGAGAATGGTAGCTCGTCACAAGCGCCATTCGGCGTCCTAGGTTTAGCTGTTGCATCCGTCACATTGCGATGAAATACGATGTAGCCCAGGCCGCTATAGAGAATTACATTCAGGATAATTGGTCCGGTACAGTCCAATACGACAATGTAGCATTCAATAGCGAACTGTATACAGAATATCTAAGATGCCATGTGGCATTCGGTGAAGGCATTCCGAGATCTATTGCTCGTGGGTGCATTCGTCAAACAGGTATACTGTTTCTAACGGTGTTTACCAAGCCTGGTACAGGTTCTCAAAGACGATTAGAATTGGCTGCTGTAGCTGCACAGTTAGTGGACTCTGTTGTCATTAATCCGATTGCTCCAGCAGTCGATCCTAAGATTCAAATGACTACCCCATCATTATCGGCCGATAACAAGGAAGCTAATGGCTGGGTTCAATCAATTGTGTCTTGCCCATTTTACTATGATTTGAGGATTTAATCATGTCATCTGCAGACCTGGTCGCACTCCGTGCTGTTAAAGAGACTACCTTTGGCGTGACGCCCAGCTCGCCAGCGTTGAAGCAAATCCGCTTTACTGGCGAATCCCTGAATCATAACATCGAGAATACAACCTCGAACGAGATTCGCCCTGATCGTACCCAGCAAGATCTGGTGCAAACATCCGTTCAAGGTGCTGGCGACATCAATATCGAATTGTCGTACGGTAGTTATAAGGATTTCCTTGCGGCACTATTCTGCTCCGCCTGGACGGCCGGTATAGGTGATCAAGAAGAGCTGACTAATGGTACTACACGATCGTCTTTTACCATTCAAAAGCATTTCCCTGATTTGAGCACTCCTCAATTCCATAACTTTAAGGGTTGTGTCATTGAGAGCCTGAGTCTTAAAATGGAATTGGGGAAGATTGTCGAAGGATCCTTCAATTTCCTATCCGTCGGTTGCACGCCGTCAACCACACAGTTCTCAGGCGCTACGACTCCTGCTGCACCATCCACTACGCCCATGAATGCGGTGGCCAACGTGCAGAATCTGACGCTCGGTGGTGTGCCATATACTGGTTGCATTAGCTCGTTGTCCTTGATGATCAAGAATAACTTGCGGGCAACAATGTGTATAGGTTCTGTGGGACCTAAGGACATCAAACTCGGTACCCTTGAAGTTACTGGCGATATCGAGTTCTACTTTAATGATGGTGACCAGTATGCGGCATACATTGCCGGTACTACTTTTGACATAGCCTTCGATTTGGTGGATATCGATGGCAACAAGTACCTGGTTACGCTGCCTCGTTGCAAGTTCGAGGCGGGGACCGTGGTTGCGGGCGGCAAGAACACCGACGTCATGCTGTCCGGCAAGTGGCGCGCTCTGTATGATGCAACGGCGACGAATGTCATCAAACTGATCGCAGATCCAGTCTAATCAAGGAAACCATAATTATGATTATCGATGCTGACCTTTCCACAGTGGACGATGGGGTTTGGACCGAATTCGACGATTCCAAATTCAAGATCGCCCATATTTCCAACCTGAAATTCCAGCGAGCTCTTGCACGTCTTCAGCAGCCTCACATGCGGAAGATTACAGAGGGTCGTCTCGATCCGGCGGTTAATAAATCCATCCTTTGCCAGGCCATGTCTGAAGGTATTTTGATGGATTGGAAGGATGTTAAAACCAAATCCGGCGAAGACGTGCCCTTTAGCACTAAAGCCGCGAATACGGCATTGCTGGCTAATGTGGAGTTTCGCGATTTCGTCAGCGATTTTGCCACCAATATTGGTCACTATCGCGATGAGCAGGTGGCTGAACTGGGAAACAGCTAAAGCATTGGGTTACTTGGAGCTCCGAATGGGGCTCCAAGTTAGATAAGCTGAAGGAGATAGAGTCAGCTAATCTAGCCGCAGGACTGGATCCTCCGCAGGCTCTCACCAATGCTCCAATACTCTATCCAGTAACCAAGGAAATTGTTGACGCATTTCAATCCCTAGATGCGCGCCGGTCAATAGGATTCGCCGCAGAGCCAATCCAACTATCGGAGATTGTGGCATACGTTCAGTTGTTCGGACATCCGTCTGTACCAATGGACGTATTTGTTGATTTACTAGGTTTGATGGATCAAACCAAAAGAGAACTAAGTGGCAACAAATCTACAAGTCAACGCGCAGACCAGTCAGGCGGTAGGGGCGTTTAACAATCTAGCGGCAGCGATAAATACTGCGCAAGGCGCATTTAATTCGCTTACAAATACCCTTCAACAAGGTAGCCGTGCGGCCATTGCTTATGGCCAGAATATCCAGCAAGGCATTGGCGGGGCTTTTCAGCGCCTGTCAAGCCTTGCTAACACATTGCTAAATGTGTTGCGAAATGTATCCGGCGCAATAACGCTGGTATTTAATTCGCTGCTGAATGAGCTGGATAAGCTCCAAGGCTTCAATGCCATTATGTCAGTAAGTACTAAGAGTAGCGCAGAGGCCGCAAACTCTTACATCTTCCTGCGTAAAACTGCCGACCAATTAGGTGTTCAGTTTGATGCCCTGACCGGTAACTATGCCAAACTTGTTGCAGCGATTCCAGAGGGATCTGAAAAGCTGGATATAGCTAATAGGGCATTTCTGGGCGTGGCTATGGCCGCCAGAACGCTGCATTCTTCCAATCAAGATACACAACTGATGTTCTATGCAATTACCCAGATTGCATCCAAAGGTATCGTGTCTATGGAAGAACTTCGCAGGCAGTTGGGCGAAAAACTTCCTGGAGTGATACAGATTGCCGCTAAGGCGTTGAACACTATTCCAGAAGAGCTTGAAAAGGCCATCCGTAAGGGAATAGTAGTTTCTGACAAGTTCCTGCCTATATTTGGCGATGCATTGATAAGAACCTTTGCGGATTCTGCTGAGAAAGCCTCGCAAAGTGTCTCAGCATCCATGAATAGGTTAACTAATGTATGGGTAGATTTTGTCAAAGAGGTATTAGATTCTGGGGCTGGTCAGGCTATTGTAGGTGTCTTTGATGAACTTAGAAAGAAGTTATCAGATCCATATGTGATCTCACGATTCGCAGATCTGATTAAGAATGTGGCAGAGCGGGTAAGCTCTTTCATAGCTAATCTTACTGCCGACGATATACGTAATGGCTTCGACACCTTTTCTAAAGGCGTCGATATGGTGGTTACGGTTATATCAAAGCTAGCTGATGCCATGACTTGGGTCATAAATAACTCGGCCAAATTTGGTGCTATAGTAGGCGCCGTGGGCGGAGCTTTGGCAGGCGGGGCTGTTGCAGGGCCGTGGGGCGCTGCGGCAGCCGGAACACTGGGCGCTGTTGGCGGAGCCTATGCTGGATCCAAAATGGGATCCAGTCTGGACGACGAGGTTAAACGCATGGAGGCCGACCTTAAGGCCCGCCAACAGGCTGAAGCACTATCTGCAGAGCAATCTAAAGTCAAATGGCAGATGATCATGCCATTACTGCAGCAGTTTAATGGTCTAAAAAATCTGCGCAGTGTTTCGGGTCTTATGAAGCCTGAAAATCTGAACCAAGAGATGGCCTCAAAATTGGCTAGCATTTTGGGTGATTCTAGATTCAAGACTGATGCTGATAGGGCTAATGCTGCTCAATGGCTTTCAAAGACGGGTCAAATACTATCGCCTGATTCGGCCAAGTTGACGGATGTATTGGGTGGTAAAGGTAAGGCAGACCCGTTCCAGAAAAAGCTAGATGCCACTTACGCTCGGTCCCAAGGGTTAAATCCAGATTTTGTTCAGGAGTGGGCTAACCTTGATATTCTGATGAAACAGGGTAAGCTTAGTACTGAGGCATTGTCAAGAGCCCGTGACGATTTGCTAGATAAGCAGCCCTTCATGCGGGAAATGCTTGGGGAAGAGAATGCATCTGCTAAATCTTATAATAAGGTTATAACAGAGCAAATAAGTCTTATCATTGCGGCTAGTGAATCCCGTGATAAGATGTACAGATCTTTGAACGACAATGCATTCCTAGCGGGCCTAAGTGGCGAGGATCGTCAGGTGGAATTGGAGTTCCGCCAGCGCTATAATGAGCTTTTGGAAAAAGGCTATAAGATACATGAGTCTGAAGCTAAGGTTGTAAAGGACAAGATTCGTGACAATATTCGTTTGAGTGAGCTCTCATCCGTAGGCGAATCAATCTACAATCAAACCATTGGTAAGTACGATGCTCAGATTACTGAGATACAGGCCATGGATAAACCGAAGGCCAACCCTGCCTCAGGCTTTACGCAGCAAAATGCCTCCGACTACATCGTAAATAAGGATCCAAATGCGAATGGATCTGATCAATGGCTTGAAGCTCAGAGGCGAGCAGTTCAAGATTATTACGATTTTGTAGACGGATTGCGTAATAAGGATTTGATAAACGATAGAACCGCTCAAATGATGAAGGCTAAACAAGCCCTAGTATATGAGCAAGTTCGCCTAGGTCAGGCTAGCGAATTCTTTGGTAATTTGGCCTCATTGACCCAATCCGGCAATCGAAAATTGGCGGCCATAGGTAAGGTTGCAGCAATAATTCAGGCCACTATAGACGGTGTTCTGGGCGTCCAGAAAGCCTTGGCTTCGGCACCGCCGCCGTGGAACTATGCTTTGGCAGCAGCTGTGGGTGTAGCTGCAGCTGTAAACGTGGCGAAGATTCGCGCCTCCGGATTTAAGTCCGGTGGATATACTGGGAATATGGGTACGGACGAGGTAGCCGGCGTAGTCCACGGACAAGAATTCGTGATGAATGCCCAGGCTACACGTAATAACATGCCATTACTTGCTGCTATGAATAGCGGTAAGTCCATCGGTGGTAATATCTATGTAGATACCAAGATCGATATCAAGATTGATTCCGACGGCAGTCACAGTACTAAGGCCGATGTGAATTCTAATGCGGAATTTGCTGAGGAACTTAAGACTAGGATAGAACAAGTAACACTGCAAGTGTTACTGCGAGAATCACGGCCTGACGGCATCTTGGCTCGGAGTTGATTGTGGCAGATTTTACCTGGGTTGCAGATTATGATGCGGAGGAATCCACAAGTCCAAGGGTGCTTGTGGCACAATTCGGCGACGGTTACAAGCAGCGAGCCGCTGACGGCCTGAATAATCAGTTGCGTACTTGGTCATGGTCATTCAATAATAGATCTTTGACTGACGCGTCCGACATAATTGATTTCTTAAAGGCCAAGGGCGGTGTTACTGAATTTACGCACGATCTACCTGGCTCAGGCGAAACCGTCACAGTGATATGCTCATCATGGTCCAAACGATGGGCCGGGTTCGATACCTATAATGTATCAGCTAAATTTGAGGAAGTCATTTCCATAGGACTATGACCCTAGCTATTGAATCGCAGCGACTAGTTGTAAGTCCGCTGATTGAACTATTCGAATTGGAAATACCTGCATCTCCGGATCCAGTTATATTTCGATTTGTCTCTCATAAGACAACCAAAAACACATCTATAGTGTGGCAAGGGTTGTCTTATACTCGTTACCCAATTCGTGCTGAGGGATTCTCAAAAAATGTACAGGGTAGGTTGCCTAGGCCTACATTGACAGTTGGAAATGTGGGTGGAGGGATTAGTGAATTTCTAATGGCTTACAATGATTTGGCTGGTGCTAAGCTCACACGTATTCGTACATTAGCCAAATTTTTGGATGCGGTTAATTACCCTGGCGATGTAAATCCAGATGCAGATCCGTCAGAAGAATTTCCGCGTGAAGTCTGGCACATAGATCAAAAAACCATCGAAACGAGTGAGATGGTACAATTTGAGCTATGTTCACCTTTTGATCAACCCGGCGCCGTACTGCCAGGCAGACAAATACTTCCGTTTTGTAGCAATATCTACAGAGATGCTGATTGCTCGTACACTGGCGGACCTGTGGCAACCGATAAAGATGTAGCTACTTCCACCCCATCATTAGATAAATGTAGCAAGACTTTAACAGGCTGCAAATTCCGTTTTGGCGCTACAGGTGAATTACCTTTTGCGGGCGAACCTGCTATAGGCCTACTGAAATTATGATTAATATATCTGATACAGTATTGGCGAAAATTATGGCTCACGCAGAGGAGTGTCAGCCTAGAGAATCATGCGGTCTAATTGTAATGGACGGGGGGCCTGTATACATCCCGTGCAATAACATTAGCCCGGTAATGAATGATTTTCAAATTCAGCCTAGTCAGTACGCGGATATACAGGACAAATTCGATATTCTGGCTATAGTACATTCCCATCCGAACTGTTCAGCTGAAGCGAGCATGGCTGACCTGGTGGGGTGTGAGAATTCTGAATTGCCCTGGGTTATAGTAAGCGTATCCGATAAGAGTATTAATCAGATTGAACCTTGCGGATATGAAGCCCCATATCTTGAACGCCCTTTTGTAATGGGCGTTCTTGATTGCTATGCTCTAGCTAGAGACTGGTATAAGCGAGAACGCCAAATCATACTGCCTAATCCACGTCGTGAACTAAATTTCTGGCGAGATGCTTCGAAGAATTATTTCGTGGATAACTTTGAATCCTATGGATTTAAGTCAATCCCATTGGGCAGTCCAGTAGAGACTGGCGATGCATTCTTGATGCAAATTAGGGGCGTAATCCCAAACCATGTGGCTGTGTATATAGGTGATGGAATGATTTTGCAGCATTGTTTGGGTCAGTTATCGCAGCGATACATGTACGGCGGTACTTGGACCCATTTGACAACTCATCATCTACGCTATGCGTGAAGTAATTCTCTATGGGCCTATGAGGGCCAAATTCGGACGTAGCTTCAGGTTTGATGTCAAATCTGTTGGCGAAGCGTTTAAAGCCTTGAATGCAACCGTTCCAGGCTTTAAATCCTGGTTTGCTGAGCGTGCCAGGGCCGGCGCATCTTATAAGGTACTAATTGGTAAGAGGGCTGTGGCTACAGGTGAAATACCTATAGAATCAATCTCTGATCAACCTATAAGAATTGTACCCATAGTGCAAGGGTCTAAGAGTAACAAGATTTTAGGTGGTTTGCTCGCAATAACAGGCATAGCAATAATGATGTTTGTTGGGAGTATGACTGGGACCATAGGTATATGGGGACTAGCTATGACCATAGGCGGTGTGGCCATGATGATGGTTCCTACACCTAAGATGCCTACATCTTCTGAATCCAATAAAAGTCCTGGATCTCAATCTTTTGATGGCCCTGTCAATTCCACCAATCCAGGAAACGCCGTGCCGTTGCTATACGGGGTTATGGAAGTAGGAAGTGTAGTAGTATCTGCATCTATTTCTGCTACGGACTATTTGCCCGTATATTACAACGGTGGCGGCGGTAGTGAAGGTCATACGGAAATGGGCGGCGGTGGCCCTGGTTGGGATCTGTATCCCGTTCAGGACGGTGCAAGTGTTCGGCCTGATAACGACTTTACACAATGGAATCCATAATTAGCGGGTCTGGTGGCGGTGGCGGTGGCGATAGCGGTGCAGGGCGTACACCTGTAGACGCACCTGACAGCCTGCGATCAAGAGAATTTACTCGCATTGTCGATGTAATAAGTGAAGGTGAGATAGGAGGCCTGGTTGAAGGCCTTAAATCTGTATATATCAACGGTACGCCGCTCGAGAATTCTGATCATACGAAGAATTTTACAGGCGTATCAGTAGTCGAGAGGGTGGGCACACCTACTCAGACATTCGTGCCAGGTTTTCAGTATGCTGAGGTTGAGACACCTGTAACTACTGATGTACTTTACGGCACCCCAATAGTTAGGACTATAACCAACGCAAATGTGAACAGTGCTAGGGTGCGAGTGATGTTCCCTGCACTGTCAAAAGTCGATCAGACAAACGGCGATAGTCTTGGATCGAGCGTACATCTAACCGTAGAGGTTAAGCCTAGTGGCGGATCATATGCCAATGTAATTTCAGATATAGTTTCTGGAAAGAGTACTGGAAAGTACGTAAGGCAATACGCCATCCCTTTGACAGGGTCGGCCCCCTGGGATATTAGAGTAACCAGGCTAACGGCCGATAGCTCAAGCTCTTATGAGCAGAATTCATTCAAGTTTGATAGCTATGCTGAAGTAATCGATGTCAAACTCCGTAGGCCTAATATAGCCGCCTACTATGTTCAAGCAGACAGTAGCCAATTTTCCAGTGTACCTACACGATCTTACAAATGTTACGGTCGTATAATCCGTGTACCCAATAATTATAATGAGATTACACGGGCTTATACGGGCGTCTGGGACGGCACTTTTAAGCTGGCTTACAGTAATAATCCAGCCTGGATCTTTATGGATTTGGTTACACATCCCAGATATGGGTTGGCCAAATACGTTCCCAGTGTCAATATAGATAAGTGGCGCCTTTACGAGATTGCCAAGTATTGTGATGGTATGGTTGATGATGGGTTCGGAGGCTTAGAACCTAGATATACCGTCAACATACATATTCAGAGTCAGCAACAGGCCTATAGTTTGCTGAATGACTTGGCTAGTGCGTTCGAATGCATGCCGTCATATAGTGGCGACTCCCTGAACCTAATTCAGGATTCGCCTAAGGATGCATCATTTGTATACACACCTGCAAATGTAATTGATGGCAAGTTTCAATATACAGGCTCCAGTCTTAGTGCTAGGCACAGTGTAATTCGTGTATCATACAATGATCCACGCAATCACTATAAGCGCGATGTAGTACTTGTAATAGATGATGAGCTGGTTAAGAAGATCGGCTATCGTACTTTGGATGTTATAGCTATCGGCTGTACATCCCGCGGCCAGGCTAATAGAAAGGGCCGCAGAATACTATATACTGAGGCCGTTGAGACTGAGACTGTATCTTTCAGTGTAGGCCTGGATAGTCTTCGTGTAGAGCCAGGTCAGGTATTCAAAATTGCAGATCCGATTAAGACATCTGGGTCAAGGTGTGGCGGACGACTGACTACAGGATCTACTACCAGTGTGCTTCAGGTAGATCAATGGGAGAGTCCCGGCTCTTCGGCTACTATTACAGTCATGATGCCGGATGGCACTATAGAGAAGCGCAATGTATCCAGTGTAGTAGGTCGGGCTGTTACACTATCTTCGCCTTTGTCCACTATACCTATAGATGGCGCCGTCTGGATAGCCAACGGCTCTAATGCTACTGAGCGTTATTGGCGAGTTCTCAATATCACGGAGAAGACTGGTAAAGATCGGATGCAATTCGATATCGTAGCATTAGCCTACGATCCAGATAAATATGCTCAGATAGATTCTATTGGGCCAGTCGTTTTCCCTGAAGCACCCAGGCTGCCTCGCATGGCAAAGCCCCCCTCTAATATATCATTTGAAGAGGGCGTGCTGATTGTAAATGATCAATCCGTAATCAGAATCGATGTTAGCTGGGATATTGCTGATTATGCAAAATCCTATGTATTTAAGCATAAAGTAGATAATGGTAACTGGAGTGAGCATCAGGTATATACGCCATCATACCGTGTAGAAGTGCCTAGTGGCTCCATTCTATATGTGGCCATTAGTTCCGTTGGCCCTATGGGCGTGCCTACGCCGTCCACATTGGCTCAACACGACATTGTTGGCGAATATACTAAACCTGTAGCTCCTATAGATTTTGAGCTAGAGGAGGAGTTCACAGGGTCATGCGTAAAGGTTAAGTGGGGCGCTCTGCAACGTATTAAGGGCTACAATATACTGATCAGGGCCGGTCTTAGCCATCCACCTGAGGATGTATTGGATATTGGAGTAGAGCCTGATTATACAGGTGATACGACAGTACTACGATCCATATTTGTAGGTCAAACACACCGATTCGAATATACCAGCGAATCGATGATTCTTGATACGGCAGGTTCACCCGTACGTGATCTAACTATTCGCAGTCAGTCAGTAGGTGCCAATGGTCTACGTAGCGACCTGTGGTCAGAGGTAACTGCATCTAACCCGGCGCCTGGGGCCGTGACAGATATAGTAATAAACTCTTTTGCCAATGCCTTTGCAATATCGTGCACAAAGCCTACAGATCGTGATTATAAAGGTATTGCGGTATGGATGAGCACCAGTCCAGGATTTACTCCTGGGCCTACTAATCTGGTGTTTGATGGTGATGCGGAATCCATACTGATTAGTAGTGATAGTGCCGGCGACCCTGTCATAATTGACACAGAGTATTTTTTCCGAATTGCAGCATACGACGCATTCGGAAAGACTTCGCTCAATTACGGATCAGAGATAAGTGCTACATCCATAGATAATGGCGCAGTGGTTTTGCGAGCATCTTCGCCTATATTTGTCGTTGACAGTGCAGGCGATGCACTGCCTACAGATATAACTTTCAGGGCTTTAGGTGCCGGCGCTGATTTGGATTATGTATATACCACTACACCATCTGTAACATTGTCGGGTACAGGTCGCATTCGAACCCTGGCTTTCGACGATATGACTGCGGATAGTGTTGAGGTAGAGGTAACCAATGGGATATCGTCCGACGTTACAACCATTAACAAGGTTTATAATGGTTCCGCCGGCCCTGCGGGCCTCAATCAAGCTACAGTATTTCTGTATAAGCGTACTTCGTCATCTTCAGCCCCGTCGGGCCCAGCAGCTGATGTAACTTACACATTTGCTACTGGCGCTGTCAGTGGCTTGACAGACGGCTGGTCAGATACAATTCCATCAAGTGGCGGCCCTTACTGCTGGAGTGTACAAGGTATTGCAGTAGGGTCCGGACCTACCGATATACTTGTGCCGGGCGATTGGTCCACAGTAGCCTTGTACACCCAGGATGGTGCCGAGGGCTTGCCTGGTGACCCAGGTCTAGCTACCGTAATAGTATCACTATACCAATGGGCTACAAGTACACCTGCAGATCCTACGGGTAATTCAACATGGGATTGGTCTACTGCAGCTCATTCGGCATATACAGGCTCTGGCTCCTGGTCTACAACGGCTCCAACCAATCCTGGTACGCCTAATATAAAGCTATTTGAGGCTCGTAAACCTATTACAGCTCCGTCCGGATCAACTACTACAACTGTAGACTGGTCCAGTGGATTCTCTGTGGCCCAGTTTGCTCAAAATGGGGCCAACGGATTGCAGGTAGGTGAAGCTGTAGTATATGCGTGGGCTGCATCTATTCCATCGGGTCCTACTGGATCTGCATCCTTTGATTGGGCCACAGCCACCTTTGGGTCAGCTCCTAGCGGTTACACTCTCACGCCTAGCTCTTCGCCTACTCCTGGCCACACATTGTGGCGAGCTCGTGTAGCCTTGGTTGATAGTTCGGCGGCAACATCTACAGCCTTTAATTGGTCTAGTGCATCCGTAGCAGCTTTTGGCTATGCAGGTAATACAGGTCCTACAGGTAGTACAGGTTCTACAGGTAGTACCGGCCCGTCTGGGGCGGACGGACTTAGTACACGTGTTGCATACGCTATTATCAGTGCTGGCACGTCCCCAGGATCTGGTACTCGTACAAGTAATGGTATAAATAGTGTACCAGCTACTAATTCATGGGGCTTGTCTGAAACATGGTCCCAATCAGCTCCAACATCATTAGGCCCAAATCAGTTAGCCATAATGACTGTCGGCATTTATAATGCTGCCACAACCGTGATAACATGGGATTCGCCCTTTACTGCGACTGGTAAATACGGTAGTCTGAGCGTTATCGCGGTTAATACAGGGGCTTTGACTGTAAACGGCGATATGACTGTAACGTCTGGCGCCATTATGGGCGGCAGTTTTACAGGCGCAAGTTGGCCAGCATCCGGCGGTGGGTTTTATCTAGGGCCTTCGGCAATTAGACTTGGTCGGTATCACGGTGGCGCTGGCGCTCAATGGTTTGAAGTCAGCGCTTCAGGC